GTCGGCCACAAAGCCAAGCACCCCATTACAGGTGAAGAATTCTACATCATGGACAAGGACTATAATGCCATCAAGGATGTTTCGGCAGAAGCTTTCGATCTTCCTGCCACTGATAGGTTCGTTCAGCTAGGATTTTGTCCAGCACTCTGGAGGCCTTGTAACTCTAGCAAAGAAAGGTACATTAGGAGTCCCCTCCATAAACATACCACTTTGCCTGACCAGTGCAAGCCTGCCCCTCAGAATGTTAGTGAGTTGTCCTCAGAGGCTAAAACCAAGTTGACCACTAGAGATGGAAAGCCTCATATACTGGGCAACCAGATTAGTTACTTGGCATTTGATCATAAGCCATGTGACAAGGGCATCCTCAAAGAGATTGAAGACTTTCTAGTCAAGAACTTTGGAAAGTTCACCCATGGATTGCGTCCCCTAAACAACTCGGAAGTACTCAACGGGGTTTTGAATCCCAATGATCCTCTGTATGGCAATCTTGGCCCTATAAATATAGAGAAGAGCTGTGGAATCATCGGAAAGCTTGACAACAGAACGAGAAAGTGTGATTATCTGGAGAAAGTAGAACAATCCCCGGGTAACTACACCATCTTGTGGAAAAAGGACCAGGTTTCCCAAGAGATGAAACATCGAGTGAAGACCATTGAGAGTGTGGCCAAGCATGGAATGAAGATATCCTGCCTAATAGAAGACAACACTAAGGTTGAGCTGCTTTCAGGAGAGAAGGCTGATAGAGGTGGCACCAGATGTATAAAGAACTCTCCCATAGATGCGTTCCTGTTTCAGAGGAAATATGCTGCTCCCATCCAGGCCTGCCTTCGTAGGCACAGGTGGGAGAAGGGTAATCCCTTTGTGATTGGGATGAATCCGTACACAGAGACATCCGTTATGTACAGGGAGCTCAGTAAGATATCTAGCAAGGGAATTGCCCTAGACTTCAAGAGGTTTGATGCCACTTGTAACAAAGACATTCAGGAAGTTGTCAAGAACATCCAGGTTAGATTATATCAGGACACCCTGGATCCCGACGACCTTGTCGGGCGTGAAGAGATAGCCAACATCTTTGAAGTCATTAAGTTTCACAACTCCCAAGACATGCACATCTGTGATGGAGTTCTTTACATGACTGATGGAAGTATGAATAGTGGTGTCTAC